CTGACGCAGCTAAAGTAGACGCATCTAGGCTGCAGCTTCTCGATCAGGTCAACAAGTTTATGGAGGAAGGATCCGATGCTGCCCAGCAAAATGCGCAACAGCTCCAAGAGCTGGCTGCTGCTCTGGAAAAGCCCGGACAGTCCGCTGAGGATATTAAGAGACTCAAGAAAACACTCGAAGATCTGCAGAAAGTCGGAAAGGGCGCAGCCAAAGAAATGAACGGCTTCGTCAAGGGCTTCGACTCTATTCTCAGCCGCTTCACCGCTGCCAATCTGGTCGTCAAAGGCTTTGACTGGCTGGTAAAGCAGGCCAAAGAAATGGTGACGGCGGTCAAAGAAGTCGACGCCGCCATGACGGAACTCAAGAAGGTCACTGACCTGACAGCCGAAGGATATAGTAAGTTCTATAACGACGCAGTGAAGACTGCGCATGAGATCGGTTCAAGCGTTAGTGATACAATTAATGCGAGCGCGGATTAACAATAGTCCCCCTACGTAGCAATGCGTAGGTGTAAAGTTGGCTTTTATCGGAGAAAGCCCAGAGATGGGTAACTCCGAGGGTAAGACTAGTTTATTTTTTTATACGGCAATTTGAAATAAGAGGGTGGTTATAAAGGAAGAAAAGTCTAAATCTTTAGTTGGTAGCATCTTTGGGAGACTAACGGTTATCTCAATGGTAAATGGTAGCACATGTTATTGCCAATGTGAATGTGGTAATACAAAAGAGATTGCCAAACAAAGCATATTAAGAGGGGCAACTAAATCTTGTGGGTGTCTTGAAAGAGAAAGTAGATTTGGGAGAAAGCATGGCAAATATCATATAGGAGACCAAATCAATGAATTCATACTAATAAGAGAGACAGACAAGAGGTGTAAAAATAAGTCAATAATTTGGGAATGCCAATGCAAGTGTGGCAATATTATAGAGGCGAGTCCATCCAAATTAATTAAAGACAAGAAGATGAATTGCGGATGCGATTATATACACCCGCTCAGGAAAGACCTGACAGGACAAAGATTTGGTATGCTTGTGGCAATACGTGAGTCTAAGGATAAAAAGTATAAGACAAGACGTGTTGCTTGGATTTGCAAATGTGATTGTGGGAATGAGGTGACTGTGGCATCTATTAATTTGACTAATGGCAATGCAACATCTTGCGGTTGTAAGAATAAAAGCATTAAGGTAGATTATATTTCTTCTTGCCTTGCCTCTGTCGGATTAAACTTTTATACTGAATATCGATTTGCAGATTGTAAGGATATTAAGGCTCTCCCATTTGATTTTTATATCCCATCTATAAAAACAGCTATTGAATATGATGGCCGTCAACACTATGAACCCGTAGAATTATGGGGAGGTGTTGAGGGCTATAATAATAGAAAAATGCATGATGATATGAAAAATAAGTATTGTCAGCAAAATGGAATTGATCTGATAAGATTGCCGTATTTTTTATCAGACGAAGAAATAAGAAATGAAATAAATAAACTGGAACCCGTAACGAGTAAGTGCTATGCGGAGCAATCCGCATAGCCACGCCAACCATCCCACTGGGATGATGATATACTCTGCTCTGCAAATATAATCGAATAATGAAATTGCAGAGGGCGGCAGAAATGACCGCCCCCTCCTTATGGAGAGTAACAATAGGTTCGCTCGCTTAGGATATGAACCCGGCGAAGCGTTGGAATTGGCCAACGCCGCCCTCGTGTACCAGCACGTCGGGGATGGTATCAAGGATGTCTCAGAGGCAACTGAGTCTCTAATTTCAACCATGAAGGCGTTTGGTATTCAGGCGTCTGATTCTATGAGTATCGTTGATAAGTTCAACGAAGTAGGCAATAATTTCAAATTGAGGAATGCGCGTACAGTAATGTGCGCGAAGAATAATCCATTGAATTGCTGGAACCCCTTAAGAGCCGCTTAAGCCACAGCATGATAGCGAGAAGCTATGGGTGCGATGGCCACGAAAGTAGAAAGAATTAAGCGGATGGTGCATGGTTAAATCCTAAACATTTAATAATAGGCAACCAGCAGCCAAGCCTCGAACAGAGGAAGGTTCAGAGACTATCCTGTTACAGGAGTACATCGCAAGCGATTGGCGATGGAAGTGGTGGACGTCCGTTATGGACGAAGATATAGTCCGCTCTCCGACGAAAGCCGGAGGCCATTATGGCAGGCAGCAGTAGCGAGGCTGTCTCAACCGTAGGTGCAATTAGCTCTGTCGGCATCGGCGATGCTCTCCAGAGGTCTGCTGCTGCGCTCTTTGGCGCTGGCAACACTCTTGAAGAGAGTATTGGTCTGATTGTCGCAGCGAATAACGTTATACAGAATCCGACAATGGTGGGTGGAATGATGCGCCCAGCAGCGTAGTAATACGTTGTAAGTTAGCAGGTATATGCGTTAAAACCATATGGGCATGGCAAGACGCAGGAAATGTTTTGTTTTGATTATTGAGCACGAGGTGGTTTTGATAAGTAGAGTAGCTCACAATAGGATAGAAGAGTCTGTGATAATAAATAAATGTGAACAATTGGGCTTGAAGTTTATAAGAAGAGAAGCGACGGCACAAAGGATGTACGTCGTTTTTGTATGCCCAAAACATGAAGAAATGGGCGAACAAAAATCGGCGTGGTATCACTTTAAAGATGCCACTAAAGGATGCAAGTATTGTTGCGGTAAAAATAGAACGACTGAATCGTTCAAGAAGGAAATTGCCGCTATCAACCCGGATGTAGAGATAATAGGAGAATACAAGCGTAATCGTGTGAAAATACAATGCAGGTGCAAAGTGTGCGGCAATGAATATAGTATTGAACCCATGTCTCTATTGCAAGGCAGCGGATGCGCAATATGTGGGCTAAAGAAGAGATGGAATAATAGAAGAGTAACGACAGAAGGTTTTCAAGAAAAACTAGACAAAGTTCAACCGGATATAAAAATAATTGGAGAATACACATATTGTCATACATTGATCAAATGCGAGTGTTTAAGGTGTGGTTATGTGTGGAATTCGTATCCGGCAAATCTATTAAATGGCAGCGCGGGTTGTCCATCTTGTAGAAGAAAGATCAGTAAAGGCGAAAGGGCTGTCTCCAACTATCTTGATGCGCACGATATTAAATACGTAAGAGAATATTCGTTTCCGGATTGCAAAAATATTTTCGCTCTTAGATTTGATTTTTATTTGCCAGAATATAATACTTTGATAGAATATGATGGTCAACAGCACTATAGAACTGTTGACTATTTTTGTGACAGCAACCCAGATGAATCTTTGAAACAAAATCAAATCAGAGATGGCATCAAAGACGATTATTGCAAACAACACGGATACACATTGATTCGTATCCCGTATTTTGAATATCGCAACATCCAAAATATTTTAGATGATAAACTAATCAAAACAAAACAATCCTCAGAGACTGTCGCGCTGCCTATGGCGACATAGGCAGCCTCCCTGCTCCCCTGACTTTCAGGGTGAAGATACAGTCCGAACTGCAGATATAGCCCAAAAATAAAACTGCAGAGATGAGATGAAAGTCTCATCCGCCGCGTGAGCGGTCATAAAAGTAACAGATTGACGAGTTTAAAAACATTGACCATGTTTCGAACCAGAAGGAACACTTACATAGAAATATGTATTTAAACCCATTGAATTGCTGGAAACCCTTAAAGCCAGTCATGCTACAGCATAGGCGTGAAATAGCCAAGTGCGAATGCGGCGAAAGCAGAAAGAAATGATTGGATGGCATATGAGTAAAATCTAAGTGCTTTACAATAGGCAATCAGCAGCGAAGTCCCGAACAGGGAAACGTTCAACGACCAGAGTATAACTCGTACACTGCAAGCTATTGGCAGTGGAAGTGGTGGGCATCCGGTGACGGATGAAGATATGGTCTGCTCTCCAGTGAAAGCTGGAGGCTTATAAAGCTGGCGAGTGTAGCGAACTTGCCAAAACAATAGACTTCGTGCCGCCAAGACCGACCTTCAGGCTCTTGGCGAAGACACAGAGGGTTGTGCCGATTCTGTATCAAAATTACGTGACGAACTAAAGAGTTTGACTGGCGTCGATATTATGAAGGACAACAAGAACTTCAAATCGACGTTCGACATCATCAAAGAAATTTCTGCCGTCTGGGAAGACCTGGACGATATCACTCAGGCGAACGTGTCTAATCTGCTTGGTGGCAAGCGTAATGCTAACGTCATCCAGGCGTTGATGACTAACTTCAAGGACGCCGAGGCTGCGATGCAGACTGCGTCGAACGCAGCCGGCTCCGCGCTGAAGGAGAACGAGCAGTACCTCGATTCCATTCAAGGTAAGTTGGATATAATGAAAGGCAAGTTTCAGGAGCTTGCCATGCAGATTATCGGCAGCAATCTGGTGAAATGGGTTGCTGATGTTGGCAATGGTACACTGGATATCGTGAATAGCATCCAGAGAGCTCACGCCTTACTGCCGTTGGTGCTTGGTGCTATTACAACAATTGTGTTGAGTGTTGCGAAGCTAAAGGCGATGGCAGGAGAACATAATATACTAGCTATGTTGGGTGGCGGTTTAGGTGCTATGACGCCTTTGGCGGCTGGAATTATGGGTGTCTCTATTGCAATTGCCGGTGTTGTAGCTGCTGTTAATCATTTTTCGCAGGCACAGCAAAAGGCAATTGAACAAGCTGACCAGGCTGCCTCTGCATATGCAGACAACGAAGCTGAATACTCTCGCAATATTGCGACTCTTGACTCATTAAGCGATAGATATCACGAGTTGAAGAATAGTACGCAATTGACCGCCGAGGAACAGGAAGAATATAGAAGTATACTGCAACAAATAATTGACATATCTCCTACTATTGTATCTGGTTATGATAATGAGCATGACGCTATATTGAAATATAAAGACGCGATAACTGGCGCAAAAGAAGAACTTGCTAAATTCCATGCAGAAGAACAAAAAGGATATTTCGCTAAGACTGAAGATAATTGGGACACTTGGAGTGGCGAACTTGATAAAAATCAAGGCGATTTTAAAACTACGTTTAAAGCAACTATGTATGATTTTTATCAGGAGGCTCAGCAGGCTGCGGAAGACGTCTTCGGAGATAACAGTTTTATGGATACGTTTTCCAAGATATTCGGAGCGTTCGATGAGTCTAATTATTCACATGGATGGCCAGAGTTTGATGCCTGGCTTAATAATCTGACATATGAAGAGATGGCGCATTTCTCCGAACATATGGATGATTATGTGGCTAAAGTAATCGATCAATTTGGCACAAATATTCCTGTAGAGTTGATGAGCGCATGGAGGCATAATATCGTAGAGTCTTTGCAATCGTCGTTGGATGATGTAGATGACCCATTGGATAAAATGACACAGCATCTGCAGGCGTGGGTTAAAAATCAAGAGGATCTCAAAGAGGAATGGGCGCAAGGACTGTCTGATATGCCCAACTATCAGTCATTCTTAGATAGTATTTCCGACTTGGTTGTGCCAGATAGTTATGGCAAGTCTGAAGCGGCTATTAAAGAGCAGGCAGCTCATTTCAAAGAGATGGTGGCGTCTGAGTATAGTCAAGCCCTAGAGACTGCCTTAGAACAGGTAAAGAATGGAGATATTACACAAGAGCAATATTCTGACATTCTGGATGAGGCGAGTCTATTCCTTGGCTTTAACTTCGCGGACACCGTAGGAACTGAAGGTATCCAGAGTTTTATCGATTATTATAGACAAGCCGGATTGGCTCTGGTTGAAGTTGGCGATGACGCCGAGGAAACGGCGAAAACGGTGCTCGACCTCTCCAAAGCTATTGAGAAAATGGCTGCAAATGATAAGATTTTGCAGTCAGCAAAGGAAGAGATGCTCACTGGAGGACTGTCTACAGATACAGTAAAGTCCATACAGGACAGTCTTAATGCCGACGAAAAGTTGAGTAGTTACTTATATACCGAAAACGGATTAATTAAGCTGAATACCGAAGCTTGGGAAGAACGGAATAGGACTATTTCAGAGGGGCAAATCGCTGATGCCGCAAAAGAATTAGCCGACGCGGAGGCAGCATTGGCTGACGCCGATGCGTTTGGTATGGAAGAGGCGGAGGCAAATGTTGAAAAGGCACGCGCTAACCTCGAGCTGATGCAGGCTATATTCGCAAAGCAGAAAACAGGCGAAGAAAATCCGTTAGATCTCTCCAAGATGTTCGGCGATCTGAGTGGCTTTAAGAGCAATGCAGACACAGTTGTTGGTATAATAGAGAATATTCAGGATGGCGCTTTGCAGGATTGGCAAGACATGGTTACGCAATTCCCTGAATTGATGAAAATGCCGTTTGATACTAGCACTCTTGAAGGACAAGAGAAAGCTATGCTGCAACTGCTTTCATCGTATGAGCAGCAGTATGATAGCACTATCCAGAATCAGATCGATCTGTTCACACAATATCGTCAGACGCTTGAGGAGCAAGGCAGCGACACTTCTGTAGTAGATATCCTTCTTGAGAATCTTGGCAAACTTAAGAAGTTTAATTTCTCTGAGTTGATCGGTAAAGGAACCGAGGCTCCCATGACTACGCTCAAGGATTCAATGGAGAAGGCCAGTAAATACGCCGATACCCTCAAGTCCTCTATGGACGGCATTGACTTCGGTGAATGGCAGCAGCTTCGTGAAGTCTTCGGCGAAGACTGGCAAAGCTATCTTGCACCTGATGGGAAATCTCTCAACAGTGCTAAGATGTATACTGAGATCATCAATGAGCTGATTGCCAAAGGTGCATCCAAGGAAGTGCTCGACTCTTTCCGCGAGATGTGGTTTGCTATTGGCGGCGACGGTAATGCCGATAAGGCTGTCGAAGGTATAGAGCATCTTACCACGGCGATGGACGAACTCGCCGGTGCGAACGAACTGCTAAAAGGTCTTCGGTCTGGCAAGGGTAATCCGATTGACTACATCGATCAGTTGCTGGAATTGGCAAAGGGTGGCCATATCGATATAGCTAGTATCTTCGGCACGGATGGTAAGATTGACTTCGCTAGTGCTTCGTCCGCTGTGCAGACATACATGGACAGCCTGCTTAGCTGGAGTAGTGTTCAGGCGATGAACATCCCCGGCATGACTGAGGAAATAACTGCGGCTTTACGTGAACAGGTGCTTGCGGCTAACGAAGCGGAGCAATCTGTTACAACGTTGAAAGACGCGATCTCCGGCATTAACACGGCTAATGGCTTCCTCAGCAATATCCGTGCGTATGAGAAGACCGGCGAAGGCGACGTTCTCAGCATGATTACGCAGGCTGCGGAATTGGCCGAGCGCGAAGGGTTCAAGATAAATGACTTCTTCACTATCGTTGGAGACAATGTGCAGTGGAACTCTGATGCGGTCGTGCGCTGGGCTCAAAGCTGGATTAGTTCTATTGATGGTATAGATGGTGTAACCGAGGAGTTCTTGAATAAGCAGATTCAGGCGATGAGTCAGGCCGAGAGAATGTCGGCTGCACTTAGTGAAGCAACTACTATTACTCAGGTTGGCTATACAGCCGGTCCCAGTTCTCAGATTACATACGATCAATATCAAGAATTGATTGGCATTAGCAAACAATATGCTTATGCTGTCGAGTATAATAATGGAATATTGACTCTGAATAAAGCTGTATTTGATGATGTGACCGATTCGATCATCGCAAACAAACTCGCTGAAATTGAAGCAGCCAAACAGGCCGTTATTATGGGCGATGAATATCAGAGATTGATCAAAGATATCAACGCAGGCAAAACGCTAAGTGATGACGATAGGCAACTATTCACCAATCTGAACGCTGATATTATGGGCTTTGAAGTTCTCAAGCAGCAAATTGAAGGCGCAACAGCAGCATATCAGAAATTCTTGAATGCGGATAGTGCAACCGACAGCACGCAGTATGAAGCTGGTCAGAAAGCCCTTCAGGTTATAAAAGATACACTGAGTAATCCAAAGAGCGATGCTTATGGCAAGATTGGCAGACAGGAGTATAAAGAGGCTGTCAAATTCCTGATCGATCCTGAGATAGAGGTTAATTCTGCTGAATGGAATGCTCAGATGAAACAGCTGGGACGTTGGTTTACCGATGGAGATAATGGAATTAAGCAATTCTGGACAGACCTGCAATCCAATGGATTTATTGATTCTAATAATCAGCTAACAGGATCCGTTGAAGCGATGGCCGAATCGCTTGGCACTAACGTAAATGTTGTATGCGCCCTGCTCGACCAGCTTAGTTTGTATCTGGAAGAACCGATAAAGCAAGAGAATGGCGAAATATTTGATTCAAAGAGTATACTGGAGGCCAAAGACGCACTCGATCAAGCCGGTACCGCTGCCAAGAATACATCTGAAAATGTAGGCGATGTTTCGACTGAGGCAGAAGAGGCGTCTACTAATCTTGAGACGATTGGTCAGAAAATAGAGGACGCCAAGAGCGCCATTGATGAATTGGCAACCAAGGAAGTTACAATGGATACTTCTTCGGCGGCTACAAAATTAGGGCAATTGAGCACCTCTCTGGTCAAAATAATGAATCAGGTAAATAAGCTGGCCTCCAAGACTGTCAACATTAAAGTGAATTATAGCACCTCTGGTGGCGTACCTAGATATACAGCTGTAAGCGGTTATGGTTATAGTGCGGCACCCGGAACGCTCGGTGCTCCCGGCGGAAGAACGCTGGTGGGAGAGCTGGGCGAGGAAATAATAGTTGACCCTAACACGAATACATGGTATACTGTCGGTGAACATGGTGCTATGTTTACCGATGTCCCGCCCGGAGCAATCATCTTTAATGCTGAGCAGACTAGACAATTGTTGAGCTCTGGACATATCAATGGTCGTGCTGGTAGTGCAATGGCTGCTGGCAATGCCGCAGTTACAAGTGTTAGCGGCGGAGGCACGCCGGGTTGGGAAATTGTCAAAGGTATTAGTAAGACAACTTCTAGTTCAGCTTCAAGCCCAACCACGAAGAAGGCTACCAAGAAGTCCAGCGAAAAGCAACTCGATAAGATTCTCGACAAGTATAAGGCACTAAACGAAGAAACAGAACATCTGATTGAGCATCAGGAGCAGCTCTACAAGCAGGCAGAGCGAGGCTATGATTTCACCAGTATGGATAGAACGCTTACCACTCAGGCGCAATACTATCAGAAGATTATCAACGATACCCAAACCGGCATCAATAAACTTCTGAAGAAGGGCGCAACCGATAGCGATAAGCAAGTCCAAGAGCTGGAGAAGATCCTTTGGGACGCTGAGAATAATTTGTATGAGACGCTCGATGATATTCATAAGCTGTACGTCGATGCTCTCAACGACAGGATTGACAACAACCAGTCCGCGTATGGCAATCTGAGCAAAGCGGCAGAGGAAATGAACGGCGACGGCCTTACCATCGACACTTGGCAAACTCTGTTGGAGGGCGGAGTACAGTATCTTGGTCTGCTTGATAAGGTAGACGGTCAGTACGTCGTCAACACCGAAGCGCTGAACGCCATGGTGGCTGCCGAAAAGGAACAGCTCGCCATTGAAACTGCGCTTTCATATATCGATTCCATGCGTGTTGCGCTCGCAAAAGGCGAAACCGAGGCCGTAAACAACCTTGTTGAAGCCAAATATGACCTGTCTCGTAGCTCTCGCGACATGGTTAAGAACGCTGCCCGCGAATTGAAGAGCCAGCTTTCCGAAGAGCAGTATGAGCGCTTCATTAAGAATCTGGAGAATCTGTTCGGCGCAACCGATCAGGTTATCACTGACCTCACAGAGAAGACGGCTGAAGAGGCTGTCAACATGCTCGACGAGATCAATAAGCGAATCGATGATATGCAGTCCTCTTACTCAACCCTTACGCAGGCGATTGAGGATTACAACAACTACGGTGAGATTCAGGTAGACACATTCCAGCAGCTTGCTTCTCAGGGCTTGCAATACATGAGCGTTCTGGAAATGCAGGATGGCCAGTATGTGATTAATACAGAGGCCGTTGAGAATTATATCGCTGCTGAGAAGGAACGTCTGGCTGTCGAACAGGCGCTTGATTATATCGACAAAGTAAAGGCGGCGGTTGCCGAAGGCAACATTGCTGCGCTGATGGGTCTTACTAGCGCCACCAATACGCTGACCGGCTCTACGTGGGCGGCAGTCAGTGCCGAATTGGCGCTGTTGGCTGCGAGCGGAATCGACAAGGATTCGTTCGTCGCCGTCGTTGACAACATCAACAAGTTTAGGAATATCGCTGCCTCTACCGGTGGTCACATCTCGCGTGTCTCTCGTGCGAGTGCGAGCACCGCCAACTCTGCGGCATCTACATCTGACAGTTATCAGGAAACCAAGGACGCTATGGATGACATCCTTGAAGCTACGAAGGATCTTATTAAGTATGAGACCGAGCAGCGTATCGATGCCATCGAAGAGGAGATCGACGGCTTTAAGGAAATCATAAAACTGAAGAAGGAATCTTTGCGTGCGACCAAGGATGAAGATGACTATCAGAAAGGCGTTGCCAAGAAGACAAAGGAGATCGCCCGTATTCAGGCGAAGATCGACCAGCTCTCTCTGGACGATAGCCGCGAAGCGCGTGCTGAACGTAATAAGCTGACAGAAGAACTGAACGATCTGCAGGAGGATCTGAGCGAGTATCAGGTCGACCACTCCATCGAAGCCCAGGAGAAGAAACTGGACGAGATGGCGGAGGCTTACGAAAAGGCTCGCAAGCAGGAGATTACAGCGCTCGAAGAGAGCATTGGCTCTACTGAGAAGCTGTATCAAGCCGCTATCAATCGAATAGATACCAGTTGGGATAGCCTGTATCAAGACCTGATTAACTGGAACTATGAGGCTGGCAACCGTATTCAGAGCGACCTTGTAAATGCGTGGGATAATGCTACCAGTGCTATTAAGACTTACGGTAACTGGGTCGAGGCATACAAGAATGTTGAGCTTAACGTCCATGTTAACTCAAGTAGTTCTAGTAGTAGCGGTGGCGGTTATAGCGGTGGCGACATCGACTTTGGTGGTTTCTCAGGTATTCCTATTGACACTGACACCGATCAGTTGCCGGATGGTGCTGAGATATGGTATAATACCAATGTCAAACCGCTGGAAGAAGAGATAAAGCAATACATGACCAAATATGCTCAAGCTATTACCGACGCTGGCAAAAAGGCGATGTTTGATAGTTTGGTGTCGTCGCTTGCTGATATCAAGAATGATAGTGGTTTGAATACAGCCAGAGGAACGTTCTCGAGCCTTAAGAATTTGGTTGGCGCTGGGAATGGTAACACACAAGGCGGACAGGATACACCTGTAGAAGAAAAGCCAAGTGTAACGCCTGTAGAAGAAAAGCCAATCGAAACACCTGTTGTACAAGAAGAACAAGTGAAGGCAGTGCGTATTAAGGGCAATACTGATAATCCTAGCTCGTATTGGTATTACAGCAAAGCAAGTGCATCTGAATCAAATAGGGTTAGCACAGCAAAGTCAGGTGAATTGTACGAATACCTTGGTGAAAGCGGAAACTATTTCAAAATAAAGACAAGCAAAAACGGTAGGATATCGTACATTAAAAAGGATAACATTACTGGTGGTACTACTAGGATGGTTGGTAGAAGCCAGCTTAAGTATCATACTGGCGGCGTGGTTGGCGACGCTGGTTCTTTAAATGACCGCGAAGTCTTGGCAATCCTTGAAAAAGGTGAAATGGTGCTCACCGATAAGATGAAGTCCGGCGTTTATCAGCTTATCGACTTCACTAAAGAATTAGCTCAGCGCCTTGGCTCCGCATTGTATAATGTAGACCTGATGCCGAGAGCTGCGAGGTCTATGGTGCCGGCGATCTCTGGAGCTGGTGGCGATAATATCGGCGGCCAGTTCGTCTTTAATCCGAATATTGAAGTGAACATCCAGGGTGTTGGAACTATGAGCCGTGAAGTTGCCAGTACGTTTGGCAAGCAAGTAGCCGATTCTACATTGAGTGAATTCTACGATGCCTTCCAGAAGCGTGGTATGGGCAACATATTCGGCACAAAACTGAAGAAGTAAAATCAGGGTCGCCTCTTAATCGGGGCGACCCATAGTCAAAGGAGGTGGGTGCGACATTGAATGTTAATTTTCAAAGTATCGATTTGAATGAAAGACCGAGGCTAATCCTGAAGAACGCGAGCGATCAGAACATAGGTGTCCTTAGCTGTTTGACAAGCTTGGACGTTGACCTTAAGTATAATGAGACGTCGACGATCACATTTGAAGTGCCGGCTTTCTTTGACGGCCAACCGACTCCGTTCTACGATTTGCTGGTGAGCCGTAGGGTAGTAGAAATCCCCGGCGTAGGTCAATTTATTCTAGTAAATCCTAGCGAAGTAGATGACGGCATTACCAGAAAAAAGACTTGTAAGGCGTATTCGCTGGATTATGAGTTTACCTTTAAGAAGATAACCATTCCTGACGGCGTATATAAATTCTGGGATTCTACAGCATGGAAAGATACCGTTCTTGGTATGATTTTAGAGCTAATGCCATCGTGGTCTCTTGGCCACGTTCCGATATCTATAGCGAACAAATACAGAATGTTCCAATTAGATAATGAGAATTTGTACAATCTCATCAAGGGTACTCTGCAAGAAACATACGAATGTTTATTTGAATTCGATACATTAAATCGTGTCATTATCATTAAAGACGCCAATGAAGAGGTCGGCGTTGATCCAGTGTATTTTTCCACTAAGAATCTCATCAAATCTATCGAAGTCTCTGAAAATACTGAAGACATTGTTACCAGACTGGATGTTAATGGCGCGGAGGGCGTCAATATACGTTCTGCTAATCCTACCGGAACGAATAAGATTATTAACCTCGATTACTACATGACGCCAGATAATTTTCCTCAGAATGTAATCGATGCCTATAATCAATGGAAGGAAACCGTAAGTGAAAACGAGCCCGATTATTACGAGTTAAGTATAGCGTATTCTATTCATACAGCAAGGTTGACACTTGAACAAGCGGTACTGTCCGATCTAAAAAATGAATATAAGGGTCTGGAAACACAACAATCTGTATGGGCGGAACAATACTCGCAAAACAAAAATAGAAGTGCTACTGCAGATGCAGAAGCTTTATCGCAGTTAGGTGCAATTCGCAGTAGTATGGATTCTAAGAATTCCGAGATAAGCGTTCAGGAACAGATTGTAGCAGAAGTTGAAGCCAGTTGTGCCGCAGATATGGCAGAATTATCTGATATAGTCAAAATGTGCGACTTCTATAACTCGTATGACAAGAGCACCAGACGCACTACTCCTCGATATACTGATAGCGAGCGTTTATTGATTGATAGATATATTATAGATGGAGAAATCGAGGATAATACGTTTGTCTTTGAAGTCACGGAAAGAATAGATCCGATAAATGAAGTGGAATATGGTGGCTCCGTTACATTAAGGTATTCAACATGGGAAGATATTACTTTGGGCGGCGTAGGCTATTTAACACTTGGCAATATTAGCGGCAAGGTAAAGAGCCAATATGGAACCACACAACACGACAAAAACGATATCCCGACAACGACACATGTTTATATGTTGTACGATGGAATGATTGATGGTAAATCATATGCTGATGGGACACTGACTATTGTATACGGTGATGAGTACCCCATAATAGAAACTGAAACCGAAGAGATAACTTGGGAGGACTCTGATGGTGTAACACATACAGAGTCATATGATCACTATGTAATAGATTATCCTAATGCAAGCTGTTATTTTACTCAGGCAGCGTCAGAATACCAAAGGCAAAGTGTTGCTTTAGAGTTGTACGAATACGGCAAGAATATTCTATATGATTTATCTCGTCCTAGTCATACATTTTCTATAGATAGCGCCAATTTCCTTAGCCTGGCTGAGTTTGAGCAGTTCAAGAATCAGCTTTCTCTTGGCAAGTCTGTTTACGTCGAATTGGCCGACGATAGTATATTGAAGCCTATTTGTATTGGCGTCAATTTTGATTGGTTTGATAAATCGTCATTGAGCCTTGAGTTTAGTGATAGTTTCGCCAGTTCAGATAAATCATTCCGTTTGGTAGATTTGCTTGAGAAAAGCATAAGTATGGGGCGTACAGTCGACAGTTCCAAGTACGCCTACTCCGCGTATGTAGATAGTGGCGTTGACTCTTATGTGAATAATCTTTTGAATTCGGCAATTGATGTTGCCAAAACAGCGATCACTTCTTCTAGCAATCAGGCAGTGACGTGGGATGAGAGCGGATTGCGTTTACGCCGCCGTTCTCAGAATGCCGGTACAGACACATACGAGAACGAACAAATCTGGATCAACAACAACAGTATCATCATGACGACCGATGGTTGGCAGAGTGCAGAAATGGCTATCGGCAAATTTTACGATGCTAATGTGGATGATTATGTTTGGGGTATAGCAGCCCCTCGCATTGTTGGCACAATGATTGCTGGCTCATCTCTTATAATTGAGAGTGCAAAGGAGTCAGGTGGTCATGCTGTGTTTAGGATGGACGAAAACGGCTGTGTGTTATATAATACCGACATGACCATATCTAATGACAGTCGAAAGATTATCATTAACCCTGATGTGGGTATTGCTATTGGCAATAATAATATGGTCTTTAATCCCAATCCTGGTGCTGATGAAGATAATTATGGAGGAAAAGACTTTAAGTCAAATGCCAATTTCTGGGTAGATAGCGATGGTAATATTACCATGCGTGGTAACATTACAGCTACAGGCTTAACCATCGTCGACCCTGATTATTCTGCGGATACAATCACTGGCGATAACAGTAATTCTCAGCTTGCCACGATGAACTCGTTGATTAATTTGATTAACAGCTATAGTGCCGATAATAGTGCAGCGTTAGATAAACTTATTGAAAATGTTAATGCTCAGCTTGCTCAGCAGTCAGCATCTACGTCGCATATTTTTTACGGTAGTGAAGATAAATCTAATGTGAAGCCAGGTGATGTTTGGTACGGCGCGGGCGCAAATGGGGATAGAGTTTATAAATACGTTGGATATTGGGAGAATATATATTCTACCGCAGTGGAGGACTGGCTTAGTGTAATAGGATCAACCGATGCTTTACGTGACGGGGAAATCGTAGTGTATAATACCTCATCTGATCCGTCTCTTGACTCTAGTATAAGTGTTAATACTGGCGACATATGGATTAAACCAGTAAATGCATCATATGGGACTTACAGTTGGGACAATAATCAATGGGTTGCTGCAAGCGATAATTCGATGTCAAGCTTCATTAACACTATGTATGACGCCATTGGCGAGAGTGCGAAGGTGTATATAGGCTCTAGTGAAAATGCTAGTGCAGTGGCTGGCGATATTTGGTTTAATCAAAACTCCAATAGCATTAGTATAAAGAAAAAAGCATATGAGTATGTGACATATACACATAATGGAATCACATATGATTACACTGTTCCTAATAATGCCGCAGGAAAATTGTATAATCCCATATTGCTGCTTGAGTTCTTGCTGACTCTCGGAGACAAATGTAATAGTCAAAAATCCAGTACCATTAAGTTTTCGGCCACTGAAAAC